ACTTCTACTTCTGGGTTATCTTCTAGAAGATGTTCACCAGCGTGCTGATAGAAATGATATAGATTCTTTTTGTAATTATTTTCACCAGCTCTAGGTTTCTTTACCGCAGTCCGAATAGCATTCTTAAATTCTTCCTGCAGTCCTTCAGGAAATTTATAATAACCAACTGGCGTAGAGAAGATAGGTTCAATGTGAACTCTATCTACACTACGGTATTCAACATCAACATTCATACCCAAATCCTTTCTGTGCTTTTTTACGAAGTTGTTTTTCTTTTAATTGTTGTTTAGCAACTCCAAGTTGCTTTCTCATATACATTATTTCTTCATCAGTATAGAGATGAGGTTTAACGTCAGCTAATTTAATTGCTGCCTTCGCCAAACGAATTTGATCCTTCAGTCTTGTCATTGTAGTAAGCGTTGTAGTAAGAGACGATTCCGCTAGAAATCCTATGTCCTTGGGAAACCCAATCGTGGCAACACTCATAAATTGATTGCGCATTTTGAGGGATTGTAACACTACCATATTTGCTCAGCAAAATTAGTAGACATTCTTCTCTCAGTTTTAGTTTCTCTTCGGAGTAACGCCAGTCGTTATCCATTTTCATCCTCGTTTAAAGTGTCAAGAACATCCTCATATTGAACTTGAAGATAACTAGGGCTACCATTCTCAGGCAGGCTATAACGTTCGGGATCAGAATAAATTTCAGACTCCAGTGCACTGACCAGTGACTTAAGATTCTTCAGGATTAGCTTGAGACGTTCCCTGTTAGGTTCCATAGGACTAGTATGTTTGAGTATATATTAGCATAAAAAAAGAGGGGTTGCAACCCCTCTCAATGTAAGTATTGTCCAAGCAATTACTTGGTGTACGTTTTACCACGATAGCAGAAAGTCCCGTGAGACTCTTTGCTTTCTACACAACGGGTATCATACTTAACACCACGATATGAGGTGTGGGTAATCTGTGCGTTGTGAAGTGCAGATGCTTTGTTGATCTGCTTCTTGATCAAGTTGAGTGAATTCAACATTTGGTTACTCCTGAAAGTAGAGGGTTTTTAATCCCCGTTCCTTCAGTCGTGTGCGTCCCAATACCATTGGCATTCTGGCGATGAGTCCTTAAGGGTCTCAACCAACTCAACCTTAAGCTGATTGTTAAGGTTGGTATTGTTCTCAATCTTCAGCATAATAGCATCAGTTTGAGTACAAGTGAGTGTTGTGTAGAATAGTACTTCTAGCATTAGGATGAACGGCTCCGTTCCGCGACTTACTTGCGTCCCCCTAGGGGGATGAACGTACAGACATTATACTATGTCCTATATTATTTAGTCAAGTGTTTTGGTATGAAGATACGAATTACTTTCTATTGCCCCACTGGACGTTAGGAAACGCATCCCTGACTACGTTCTCGGTGATTCTGTATTTTGTTTTAAGTTTTTTATCCTTTGCCAAGCAGACAACCTCAGCTTCAGACTCGTGTAACCCCTCCAGGAGACCCACAAACATCGACTCCCGCTTGAGAGCAGGAAGACTATCACCACCACCCTTCACGAAGTAACGGAGGATCCTATGCTCAGTACTGAGGCGTGTGTGCTCTGTACCCTCAGGCACTTCGTTTGGTTTGTAAGGAACGTTACCCTCAGGAAGATTTGACTCAATACTGGGATCGTAATTGATGATCAAGATCTTGCGAAGAGCTTCGCTGTTATTCTGTTTTAGAAGTTTAACCTTTTGTTCCTTGGTCTTAGCATTGCTCACTTTTTGGAGCACTTCAGATACTAATAGTTCAGCCATAGTAAAATAATTTTCTAATATTTAGTCTTCTTCCTCAGCCCATTCATTATCGAATGTTAGAGAAAATAGTTCGCCAGTATAGGGTCTGCCGTTGGAATCATACATTTCTGGATGGTCATATGGTTCTTCATCGTTACCGCCATTCATAGCAAAAACAACATCATTACCAACCCATCCAATAATAGTACCTAAGACAAAAAAGATGATGCAAGAAACCGCGCTAAAGAATAGCACAATGGATACTGACACGAGTTACTCCTGTGGTTTTTTCTCCCACTCTAGTGACATACTAAAAAAGAATGTTTTGCGGAAGAGTTTAATTGAGGGATTAAAAGCGAACCCCGTACGCTCTATGGGTTCTTGAGGTTTTTTTGCCCTCCTTAGCATCAATTCTATGCCTTTATTTATCGGAGAGGTCACACCAATCCTCTAGATTGAAACAGCTTTGCAGCGTCTACTAGTCCACCAACATTCTTCCCTTCAAATACTATTTGAGGAAACGACACAGAATCTTTATCGAGGATATCTTTGATCTCCTCATCAGTAAAATCTTCATCAAGCTTCATTTCGACATAATCGATATCAGCACGTGTGAATAATTCTTTAGCGAGGGTGCAGTAGTTACACCCATCCATTGTATAGATGACGTTAGGCATAGTCAGGTAGGGACTAGAGAAATATTATACCACAAAAAAAGGGAGGTGTCTGGATTTTGCCAGACTCTCCCTTTGCGGCGACGATATACTTTATTTATGAGAAGTGTTTATCCAAGACTTCAATCCTTTCCTCTTCGTGAGCAATGATATCAAGCTGATCTTGGATGGCAGCAAGTACATCAGGGTGCTCACCAATACCTACAGGATTGCGTAGATAAACTTCGACGTTTGTTTTTGCTTTGGAAATGTTACCTTCTGCTTGAGCACGAAGTGATTCCAACATCATAAGGCGTAGATCGGACATAATAATTTAAATTGTTTTTATATTATGAAGCGATTAATCGCTTCATTTGTTGTATATATCTTCCAGTTTTTCTCTGGATAGATCAACGTACATCAACTCTTCACCTGCTTGTGGTGCTTCAGGATGCTTTGGTTTAGGTGCATTCATCTCTACGTTAATAGATTGAATGTTAGCCCACATCATAGCAAAGGCACCACCAGCAATGAGAGCAAAGCATATGAAGTATAGCGTTACTTCAAAACTATTCATTGTGCTCCTTGATACGAAGGTACCATCATACCACCATCTTGATCATCATCATCGTCAGTTTCCTGAGAGATAACGAATAAGATGACGAGTCCTACCCATAGAAGGTATTCAAAATGCATTTATGCCTCCTGTAGTGATTGTACTGTGTTATGAAGCTCTCCAATGTCTAGGAGACCTTCAGCACTGAACCAGGGAGCATTCTCCCAACTAAATCCAACGCCCATTGTGCTATCAGGTGCTACGATGTACCAATGACAAGCTGTGTCTGGTACATCAACAGCGCACTTACTCCAGTCATCGCTCCACTGTGGGACTTGTACCCACATCACCGCAGCAAATATAAAACTGAAGAGTGACTTGATCACAGTGCGTTACCTCGTGGCAGAACTTCTTCTGGGAAAATAAACTGTTCGTGTGGTTGATCAACTGGTGCCAACCAAGCACGCAGACCTTCATTCAAAAGGATGTTCTTTGTATAGAACGTTTCAAACTCAGGATCTTCCGCAGCCCGAATCTCCTGACTAACGAAGTCGTATGCACGGAGATTGAGAGCGAGACCAATAATGCCAATAGAAGAGGTCCAAAGACCCATAACAGGCACAAAAAGCATAAAGAAATGAAGCCAGCGCTTATTGCTAAAAGCAATTCCAAAAATCTGAGACCAGAAACGGTTAGCCGTAACCATACTGTACGTCTCTTCCTCTTGCGTGGAATCGAAAGCCTTGAAAGTGTTTGCTTGTTCTCCATCTTCATACAATGTATTTTCAACTGTGACACCGTGGATTGCCGATAGCAATGCACCACCTAGGATACCAGCAACTCCCAGCATATGGAATGGGTTGAGCGTCCAGTTATGGAAGCCCTGTAGGAAGAGTAGGAACCTAAATATCGCTGCAACACCAAACGACGGTGCAAAGAACCAACTGGACTGTCCGAGTGGATAGATGAGAAACACACTGACAAAAACAGCGATAGGCCCAGAGAACGCAATAGCATTATACGGTCTAATTCCTACGAGACGAGAGATTTCAAACTGTCGAAGCATGAAACCAATGAGAGCAAAGGCTCCGTGGAGTGCCACAAAATTCCAGAGTCCCCCAAGTTGACACCATCGGACGAAATCCCCCTGAGCCTCTGGACCCCAGAGGAGAAGAAGAGAATGACCCATAGCATCAGCTGGAGTACTAACAGCTGCCGTAAGAAAGTTAGAACCCTCAAGATAGGAACTAGCGAGACCATGGGTATACCAGCTCGTAACGAAAGTTGTGCCAGTAAGCCAGCCCCCAATTGCAAGGTAAGCAGTAGGTAGAAGAAGAACACCGGACCATCCTATGAATACAAATCTGTCTCGTTTTAACCAGTCGTCTAAAAGATCGAACCACCCCCTAGTGGGAGGTGCAAGTGTAGATGTTGCCATTTATTCTGAGTGAGTGTGTGAAGAGAAGTGCTTTTCAATTACTTGAATACGTTCCTCTTCGTGTGCAATAACATCGAGTTGATCCTGAATGGCACCTAACACATCTGGGTGTTCACCGATACCAACAGGGTTGTGCAAGTAAACCTCAATGTTGATCCTTGCCTTTTGAATATTTCCTTCTGCTGCACTTCTAAGTGC